TTTAGCCCTTCGTAATACACCGTTCTAGCTCCAATACCCGAAGCATTATCATCTGCACTATTAGAAACAATCTCTAGTGCCGTATTGGAAGTTGGCATTCTATAAAATCCCGATTGTGTAATTGGTGCAAACGTACTTCCTACATTAGCATTTCTCCCAAACTTATGTATAATGCTAAAATTAGGCACATTACCCAAAGACATTTCAACGTGGAAATCCAGGACTTTTTTGTAGTAGTCTCTATGACTGTTAGCCTCGTAATCAGCCATATTGATGTAGCTCTCGTCTTCTCTGATCATACGACCAGTAGTTCTGTGTAAATTTTTTATTCCACTACCTGCCATACTTTACAAGCCTCCTAAGTGCGTTTTGAACTTTAGGCTTTTCAGCTTCAAAAGCAGGGAACAAATACGGACGCGGTCTTACGCCTCCTGCGCCTCCGTTTGACTTCTTAAACTGTTTTGCTACTCTTGAATAATCAACGCCTGAAATAGTGGTATCAACTTTGTCTTTTGTACCAAATTCAACATAGGGAGCATATTCAACACGAGTACCTACTGTTCTGTTAAAACTACTCTCCTTAACAGTCATAATACTTGCCCTCAATGTTCCAGTATCAACTGGTACTGCTTTCTTTGCGTTACTCTCAATAATCAAAGCGTGATAGTTTATTATCTGTCCTGCTCTTCTACGCATTTGTCCATTCAATCGATTAATGTTACCAATTGTCTTATTTAACTCTAACTGATTGACTTGAACTTTAAGCATTTACTTCCTCCTCTGCTAAAATCTCGACATAGGTATTTTCTTCGCCTAAATTCTTTACACTTAGAACATTTAAGGTTTTAGAATCATACAAAATCCTTAGCAGATAATCGTATGTGCCTCGGGTATATCCTGCACTTATCAGATCGCCTCGGTAACGAGTTACGATCTTGTAGAGATTCTTTCCTTTTAACCCACCTAACTCGTATTCTTCTTTTCCTGAATAAGGCATAACATCAGCCCAAACCGACACCAAGTTATTCCAAGTTTGAGTATTACCACCCATACCATCAGAACTCAGAGAATAGTATTGGAATTGTAATCTCTGCTTCATCTTACCTATGTTATATGTCGTTGTTTTGGTCTTCACGACTTAGAACATTTTTACATAGTTTCTGAAGAAGCTTTTGGAGCCATTGACCATTTCGCTCACATTCATTCCTGCGATGTCTTGACGATCTTCGTACTTGCTTGCGATGGCATTTTCCAATCCTAACTTTATATCAGATGGAATAGTTGTATAACCTGCAGTATAGGTAGCCTTCAATCTCACCCTTGTAAATGGGCTTTCATAGTCGTAGATCTTATCAAAGACCAAGGTATCACCAGTCAAATAGTAATCTTGGTTGTTTGTGAGGGTAGTCTCTGCGCCATTATTATCAACAGTTTTTATCGAAGTAATAGAGGTTGCAGGTGTTTCAGGTAAGTTTACAGTTCTTGCAAAATACTCCCATTCAGCTACAACGGTTTTTTCAATAAGATGGAAATTGTATGTCGCTTCAGTATGTCTGACAACTCGATCAATTAATCTTGTGATAAGGGAGTCATCAGTATCATAATCAACTCGCAACCATTCCTTGGCATCGCTCAAGGAAATAATATCAGTAGCGACATTGGATCCGCTATCAGTTAGAGAGACGCTTACTGCTCCATTTTTTCCATAATCAGGAGTTGCCAAACTGCTTCTAAGAAACGCCATTGTTTAATTCCTCAACAAGTTTTTTTGCCTTAGCTTTGTTTAATCGATCTATTATTTGGTTTCCTTTTATAACGTAATACATAGTTTTAGTATTCTCGTCTTTTTCAAGGGTGTATTTGGTATCTCTGTGATAAGGTCTTTTGTCTTCTTTTGTTTCATATATCAAACCTCTGTTAAGTAGATCTGATACCATCACCTTATCTCCTTTGTAGAGATCACCAACTTTGTATCTCGTATTTTTTTCTCTAAAGTTTCTACGACATCTGTATTGCATAATAGTAAAATTGGTTAGAAGGAAGGGCAGGAATCGAACCTGCCCAAGTTCCAAACTTCCTTGGGCAATTTTAAGAATTACCGTTGGGCAATTTTAAGAATTACCTGCATTAGTGATGGCAGAAGTAAAGTTACCAAAAGCACCTGCGTTAGGTAGGTAAGTTGGTAAAGCTAAACGGCCACTAATTTGAACAGTAACAAGGTCTTTGATAACATTGTCTTGATCTTGCTCGTAGAAACGTACCTGCATTGATTCACGATCAAACAAGGTAGTTAATTGTGCAAAATCAGCTACTAGGAAGTCATTGATACTTCCATCGGTGTTGTTAATTGCATTGGTTGCAATTATAGGTACACCACGAATAACTGGTACTCGTTGACCAAATACAACATCATTTGGGAAGATGTAACGACCATCGGCATCTTTTCGTCTGATCATTTCGTAGAAACGACCAATTGACATCATAATTGCAGAAGGAGCAAAGTTACGGTTTTCTACTTGTTTGATTGCTTCAAGTAGTACATCGTGTTCTTGTGCATCTGCATCGCCAGTATAAAGGTCAAGAGTATAATCAGTAGAAGTTACAGTTAGACCATAAGTTGAATCATATAGTAACCAAGAATCTTCTTCCTTCATATACTTCTCCATACCTCGAGTAGATATATGAGTAGCAAGACCTGCAGTATCGTTCAAAGCTTCTTTGGAAACTCTGAAGTGAGCCGCGATCTTTTCAACTACTGCATCAGTAGCAACCAAGTCAAAGTCATTCTGACCTGAAGCATCACCCTCAGCAACAACTCCAGTATTATCTGTGAAGTTTGTTTCTTTGATGTAACGGATCTTATCAGAATTAGTAGTACCAGTAGATAAGAAATTACGAACGTGTACTCTTCGCTCAGGATCGTACTTCATACCAGGCACATAATCAGCAGGAACAACATCACCAGTATAGGCATCTGCTTCTGTGATTACTGCTTTGGTGTCCATAGTAAAACCTGAAGTTTGTCCTGCTTTGAAGGCTTGGATCTGATCCTGAACGCCTTTGCTTTCTAAAGCTTCTTGTATTTTACCTTGCATTGACATTGGTGCTATGCTTCCACCAATACGGTTGTTAGACTTTTCGATTGCTTCCAATCGGTCTTTTTGTCCTGAAATCAAAGCCTCAAGGTTTTTGATCTCGTTCTTGGTTGCTTCATCAGCAACACCCGCACTTTTAACTTCTTCTTGAAGTTTATCGTAACGGTTCTCTAAGTCAGCTTTTAAGCCATCCATGTGACCTTTCACCGACTCAAGTCCTTCGGATATAGTTTTTTCTAAGTCCATAGTTTGAACTCCTTTTCTATTTGTAGTTGATTGTTAAATTTTTGGAATGCTTTAGCAATAGTTTCGGCTCTATCTTCAATAGGAGTGACTTGAGTCGGCTCGGTAGGATGGAGTGATTCTTTAATTACTAATTCCAAGTGCTGTATTTGTTTTTCGATTAACAAAAATGTTTCGTCTGAATATGTGCCATCGTAGAAGGCTTTGTGCAACTTTTTATACTGATCAAACAAATCCTTAGAGTTGCCTTTGTGCATTCCCCCGATTGCCATTTCATTAGATCCCCAAGTAACTGTTGAACCTTCCCACATCTTTACTTCTTTGACTATGTAAGCTTCATCAGCAGTTGAGTAATCTCTTTGTACAAAATTGATACCAACACTATGCTCGGTAAGTACCTCGTCTTTGTATAGCTTGAGAACATCAGTACCAAGAGTAGTATCAGTTATTATGGTTTTAAAATATACGCCCTTCTCGTCTTCCATTAGGCTCGTTGGCTTGCCAAGCACCATCAGAGGGTCGTGCTGATACAAGTGCATAATTCTGTTTTTACCTGCAGGACCGTTCTCTTTGATAGTCTTTTCGTATGCTCCTTTAAGGATAACATCACCATCTGAATCTTTAAAGTCAAATACAGAGAAATAGCCCTCGACTATTCTCCTATCTACATCGACTGACTTTATCTTTGCGTTTGTTTGTTTGGTATTATAAGGTAAGTTCATAGTCTTGATGTCTTGTATTTTTCGTAATGCCTTTTCTTCGTCAATTTGTTTAGACTTTCGTATTGCCCAATCTATACCTGAAGTTCCACCCCAAGCATCCCACATCAAACCACCACATCCTTCAGTATATGGAACATCTTTATGTTGTCGATGTCTGTTAAAACTTGCCATACGTTTAACAACATCTTCGCTTAAAGGAGAACGATTAGCTAGTTGCGTAGCCCTTCTCCATCCAACAGAAGTACCACAACCTTTTGGATTGCCTGATTCTTCTTTGTAGTTCAACGCTTTTTTTGCGTTGTTTGAAGCTGACTTTGGATAATCTGTGTAGGACATAGGCGTATAATTTTTACAAAGATAAAACTTTCCGATTACATTTGGAAGTTATCTCATCAATTTGTATAGTATCGCCTTTTTTAACTGCTACGAACTAAAAAAATCTCGTTAGCTACTTCATTTTGCCTTGTATTTTTTTTCTCTCTCTGATGAATTGACTGCAATCTGTGCGTATCTGCATTATTGATCCAAAAAATCTTGTGACCGATACAAATTACCCTAACCTTAGCCTTAGCTAACTCTAAACCTACCATAAGATCTGACATACGATAGTCTCTCCAATTCCTCATGTCAAACTTAATCAAATCAGTATGGAATGCACTTACCCCAGTACCAGGCACATCGATCATATAGTCACCATCTACATTGCGTAGGCACTGATAGCATTCGTGATCGTTATAGTAGCCTAAGTTAACTCCTAAGAGCCTACGACCATGAAAGGTTATCCAAGTATCAGGATATTTATTCATTGCGTTTACGATCGTTTTTACATAGTCAGGTGGATATATTATATCATCATCACAAGAGAGATATATTCCTTTGCTCTCAGGTAGCCACCAAAACTTTGCATTATCTGTATAATCTTTACCAGTATAGACTTTTACATTACTGCCCTCAACCTCAGGCAAGTAGTCATTGCCATATACCCTAACGGTATCAACCTGATCTTTTAAACTATCAACTACACCCTGAAGGGTATGTTTTCGTGCCTTGATGGTTGCAAGATTTGCAGTTATCATAATTCAGCTATTAGGTCTGTTTTATATCTCTTTACCGAGTACCCTTTATTCTTCAGCTTTGTTACTATTTTTGCTATGTCATTGGACTTGCTTAACTGATTCGCCTCAAATTGTATGCCTCTTGGTTTTATATCTACCGTTTCCAAATAATCATTAAGTATAACTGTATCGTGACCTTCTGTATCAATCTTTAGGTAGTCAATTTTTTTAATTTTATGTTTGGTAAGTAAATTCTTGATTCGCTCTACTCTAACTAGACTCTTCTGTATATATTGATCCATTGCTCCTGCGCCAACCCTATTGGTAAGAAGTTTTTGTATTGTCGGGTGAGGTGCGTTGATCGAATTACAACCCCTTGCCCAATCAGGTAGTTTTAACTCTGCAATATCTTCTGGGAGCATATAAAATACATATACTTCTCCAACTCTGTTTGATACCGCTACATTCTCCTTTCTGCAATCAGGAAGCCTATCAAAGTAAGGCTTAACTGGTTCAATAAATAACCCATCAACCTGACCTGCTTTTGTTCTGAAATCGCTTGTACCTATCTCGACTATCATACCTATTGTTTAATTTTGCCCAATAAATCTTCTACTTTTTGCTCAACAAATATAACCGTATCGGTTTTGGTAGCTACAAAGTAAAGTATTAATATCAAAGTTAACTGCCAATCATATATTAACGATAATATTAAACAAAGTATTCCAGTTGAAATTCCTAGTTTATTCATTGGTTTGTAAGTGGTTGTCGTTTTCGTAACTCTGTGTGCATCTCACTTTTATGTGTTCCGTGGTACACTAAACTTTTTTCACAAACATACATAGGTATATTTTTTTTCCAAAAGGTTCTGCTCTGATATTCACCAACACCTGAACTTATATCTTGTATTTGGAATCTTTCTATCGAGATGTAGCCTTGTTTAAAATCTATACTTTCCAAAGTTTTTCTATTGGTAAAATATCCGCAGTCACAAAAGCTTACTCGAGTAACTGCTTCATCACCGATAGTAGTTTTTGTATGTTTAATTGGTGTCCAACAAGGAGGTCTGTTATCGTTGAGAAGATTCATTACATACAAATCATCTTTAAGGTGCTGATATATTTTTTTTACTCTTTGGCTATCAATAAACTTAAAGTCATCAGGCATAAACATAAAAAAATCATCACTTGAATCCTTGCAGATTGAAAAAGCATATTTCCAATTAAGGTAAAACTCTTCCTTGCCCTTATGATTAAGTCTATGGTACTCGCAATGACCAACAAAAGGTATAGGATCATAAGTTGATCCATCATCAATGACTACTACTTTTTGATTAGTAAATTTACGATCAAGTTCATCTAACAATCCAAGAAGTAGATTAGGTCTATTATAGGAAAAAATTATTATCAAAGGTAGGCTCTATTGGCTCGTATATTATTGTGCATCGACAGTTAATAGTATTGCCTGGACTTGCTCCAAGAGAGTTATCAGCAGGAAATAACATTGGTTCTCCATTTACATCAAAAATACCTTGTAGTTCATCAGCCTTTTGTCCATCCATTATTAAATGATCAAACATACCTTTGGCAAAAGTTCTCGTTCTGCCATCTCTAGTTGATAACCATACTTTCTTAGATGGAATACCGCTTGCAATTGCTCCTTCCAAGCTTCCTAGGTTTGAGGCTCTGATAATTTCAGTCCTACCTATTAACTCTCCTCTTTTTTGACTGAATCCCCATACCTTCGGTAGTTCGCTTGCAAACTTTGCAACTCCATATCCTTCAGAAAGAGCAACTGATACGCTTGCCTCGATCTTTTCCCTAGTTTTAGCAGTTACCCCTGATATAAGGTTAGTATTGTTACCCTCCATCCATTTGTCGATAATCTCATCCCAAGTAGGCTTGGCTCTTTTCTGAACGCTTGCGATCATCTGATCGTATGTTTGTTGAGCAAAGACTGGTACAACTCTTTTGTACACCTTTCGGTATGCTTCAAACATA